GCAAAGCTATATCAACAAAAATATTTTCATTTTCTATTGCTACATCAGTAAATAAAGGATGCTCATGGAGATGAAGGTCAGAAAAAATCAGGTGATTCATTTCTTTTTCTCCAATATTGATAATCCAATTGAAACAAATAAGGTAATTGGTATATTTACCCAGAATAAGAACCACAATAATCTGTCTGCATTAATAGAAGATAAAATTGAATACATAATATACATCACGATTGGGAAATTAATCACAGCCCTTGTAATTATTAAGAAAGTTTTCATTTTTCACCTCATTAGAAACATATTTTTCCAGAAACTCATTTCTTCCATTTTTAAATAAGAATGGAATCCGTACTGATCACAAATATCAATAAAATCTTGTAACTTAAAATCTTCATGGATTTGTAATAAAAGTTCTATATGGTCAAAAGGCAGTTTGCAAAGAGGCATGTTTCGTTCCAAAACTTCTTTTTCTTGTTCTTTTATTTTTTCATACAATTTTCCTTGATTCAAAAGTCCTGTGATATATTTGATTGCTGTTATTTTTCCAACTCCCTTTATTCCACTGATATTATCTTTGTATCCTGATAAAGCTTTTACTGATGCCCACGCTCGAGGTTCAATTCCATATTCCTTAATGAAACTTAATCTTGTTATCGTTTGTTTAGTTATAGGATTATAAATCCTACACTTGTCTAGCAGTTGATAATCGTCCTCGTCGGTTGATACAACAATCGGAGTTTGTGTCCCTGGAGGCAATGCTAGGACGATTGAGGCGATAATATCATCGGCCTCGTATCCATCAAATATGAAATTGTTTCTAAATCCAAAATCAAATAAAACTCTCTTTCGAATAAGTTTAAATTGTCGATAAGATACTTCGTCAAATTTTAATTCTTCATCTGTTTTTTCAAGTTTTCTTTGGGCTCGATCAGCTTTATATTCAGGATATAAATCTTTCCTTTTATAATGATCTGCATCCCAAGCAAAAATTAAGAAATTGTCTTGTAACTCTTTTGTGATTCGTTTAATTGCCTGGAAAAAACCGAAAACAACTCCAGTAAAAACGTTTCCATATTTCAATTTTCCTGTTGAATGTTTAGCAATATGACAGATATTAGTTGCATCAATGATAATCATTCTTCAAACCTTTCTGTTTCTATTGCATTAATTAAAGTTTGAATAAACTTTTGCTTATTAACTAAATTCTCATTTTCTTTTCGTACTCGATTGATTAACCCTTCTTGTTCTTCGGCTTTCATATTTCTAAGTTTTTCTTCAAATTCTTTAAATGAATCGTCTGGTTCAAATTTTCCTTCAAAAGATCCCCAATCTCCATCTTCAAATCCTTCTGTAAATATTCTAGCCATTTTTTGGACTCTTTCCTACGTAAACATTTTCTTTATCTTTTTCTACAGCTAGATCATATGATATTCCATTAATTTCAAATCTTGCTATTATAAAAAAATTTGATACTTGTTTAGTCAATTCTATTGTTTCTTTATCAGGTTGTAATTTTCCAAACAATTTAAATTTTATTCTCATTTTTTTCTTATTTTTAATTCTGTCAAAATGTGAAGTTCCCCATTTGATTTCCATTTATTAAGATCCTTTTTTACATTCATCCATTTCATTCGTCCATATTCTGCTATGCATAATGAATCAGCTTTTCCTGATGCTCGTTTATTCATTTCAGAATCTCTCTTTTCACTAATTTCAATATCTGCTTCAGGCCATTTACGTCTGGCAAAAAATACAATTTTTTCTTTTGCCTCTTTTTTCTCTTGAGCTGTTTTTTTCCCTTTTTTTGAAGGTGAATCGAGGACAGCATTTCTCCATTTCATTGGACTTACTTCTTCAACAGGCCATTTAAGCATAGCCAAAATACCTTTCCATATTCCAAGATTTTGACTTAATGAATGGACAGATTTTACACCTTCACCTGGAAATGGATGGACAAATTCTAACATTACAATTGAAGGTTTCCAAGGGACAACAGAAATTTTATATGCTATATCTAATTCATCTCTATAATCAATAATTTCTAAACATCTTCCTCTTCCATCAAGGAATGAAATTGCTCCGTATCTACCAGGATCAACGCCGGCGAATACCATTTTTTCTCCTTTTTTGAAATTCTTTCTTTTGAGATTCAATATCAAATATTCTTTTAAGTATTAATTTATTTCTTTCCTTTTCAGGTAATTCTAACCATTCTTCTGGAACATGATTTAAATGTCGGACTATTCCATCTCCAAAATCTCCTGTCATTCCAACAGACATTTTTTATTCCTTTTCTTTATCATTTCCTTGTTTACTTGATCCGAACCAATATCCAAATAATTCATTCAAGAAATGGATGCAAGGAAATGATAAAGCCCATAATTCAGAGTTATCATTATTCACTATTTTAAAAAATGCCCATCCACATATATATAAGCCTACGTAAATCATTTTTTTACATTTTCTTGTGTTTTGGAAGGATTTACATTCCATTTAGATTTGTGATATTTTTTAGCTGCATCAGTGGAAAATTCTGTATGAGAATCTACTAAAGCGAAAGTAGAATTCATCATTTGTTCAATCTTTTCTTCATGCATTTTTCGTTCATACCTCATCGAATGGAAAAGCATGAAAGCTAAGAATAAACATACGGCCGTCATAACACAAGACATTACTGTTATTGTCTTTAAACAATTTTTTGCTTCACAAAAAGGGATCATACATCCTCCTTTTGACTTGCTCCCGCTGCCGGTTCGCTCTCCCGTAGGATCTGGGCGTACATCTTCTACCGACGGTCTACCCCAGCTTACGCTGAGCGGGAGCAATTCATTTACATTTTCACTATCATTGCCTGGATTTCATCTCTCCAAGGTTTGATAGCTTTTTTGATTTCCTGCAATGCTTTTCTCAACCGTCGGCCTGACGATTTGTTTCCTTTTTCAATGAATTTGTCTACATCTTCTCGCATTGCAGATACTTTTTCCTGCAACTCATAATAAAATTCTTTTGGTTCTCTTTTCTTTGTTGCCATGTGTTTCCCCCTTTTAAATTTTAATTTCCAGGCGGCACCGGAGCACCGCCCCGGCCTGAATAAAATGTCAACGGAATCTGAGAGGAACAGAAGGAGCTTTGAAATCTATCGTTTTATTAATTTCATTACTTCTTCCACTTTCATTTGCTGATGAATCGTAACATGAAAGAGCAAAATAGTAAGTGACAGAACTTCCCGCGGGAACATTAAAAGTTGCATTTGCTTGATATATTCTTTCACCTGTAGGTAAGGTCCCTGTTTGAGTTGCATTAGCAAGAGGAATATCTATTGGAGTTCCATATGTGCCTGGGGCTGTTCCATAATACAATTTCCACCCAGTAACATCTGGCTCCCATACCTGGTCCCATTGAAAAGTCAACGTTTTATTATCCGCAATACTGATCCCCGTCAAGGCTAAAACCATCACTGCGATCAACACCATTTTTTTTAACATCTTCTTTCTCCTCTCTTTTTTTATTTAACAACAAATTGAAAGGGGCGACCGTTACAACATCATCTTGCATGAACTTGCCGAAGGTCCATACCCAGCCTATTTGTTATTTCAGTCGCCCCAGCCAAATCTATTCATTTTTAATAATAAATTGTTTTCCTAATTCTGTAATTATAGGATGAACTTGATTTGGTTTAATACGATCCATCCCCAAGTCTATAAAACCTATTTCTGATAATTGAAATAACTCATCCCAGGAACAATCTGCTTTTTTAGCTATTTCTGACCCTTCCATATCTGGAAGGTCTTTAATCATTAATAAAGCTAAGAATTGTTCATATCCTAATTCAATCTTTTCCATTTTTAACCATGGGGTCTGGATGGATCGGGTTTTGGGCCGAAAGTAGGCTTTTTTACTTTCTGGGTTTTGGAAACCTTTACCTCAACAAGTTGGGGCTCATCAAACCATTGAGCCTCAATTGGTTTATTATCTCGTAATTTTCTAGAGGTCAAACCGTACCTTCGACATCCATAAAGCCATTCTGTCCTCCCTGTTATTACTCCCTGGAACCTCGTGATAGTGTCTTTTACTTCTGCCCCTAATTCAAATTTAAACATGTTTCCCTCCTTCATATATTTTAATATAGAATTATCTACTTCCTCTCCCATTTTTTTCGATAGATGATTCAAGAAATAATTGAAGAAACTTCTCATATTTAAAATCTTACTTTTGATCTTCGATCAACTTTGAATTTGCTTTCAACATCAATCCAAATATCAATAATTTCTTTTCTTAATTTTTTCTCAAGTTTTTCTTTTTCGACCCAAACGATTGCATCTTCTACTGCTTTAAATGATTTTCCATCAGGTGTTGGAAATGAACCTTTTGATCCAGTCATAGTTTTGTAATACTCTAGGTTAGCACGTATATCGTCAATACCATAATCAAAAATGATTGGGACGTCTGCTCGCCTGAATGGATCATCAATTGTACTTTTGAAAACATATACCTCAGAATTAATACCAATTACTTTTTCTATTTTGTGTCCTTTATACATAACTGTGTCTTTTATATGTGAAGGAGATGACGGGCCTATTCTCATCCTAAGTGAACTATAAAATGGAACTGCATTTCCGCCTGGAACTCGTTCTTTCGGAGCATAAGGATTTGTTGTTTGATTATCCTGGATCTGATTTGTAAAAACAACTAAACGATTTTTCTTTGCAACTTCCATTTTTACGAGCCTGCACATTTGATGAAGTTCTTTTGCTTTTGCAGATCCTCGTTTATCTCCTCCTTCTTCTTGATCGAGTTCAGAAAGCAATGATGCTATTGAATCAATCCCTGTTACATCCAAAATTCCGTCTCCAGTTTCTGGAGTATTTAAAATCAAATCTTTTACTTCACTTACAGATTTTGGCTGGCGATAATTTTCTTCTGTTATTCTTATTCCCATTCGTTTAATAAATGCTTCGTTCAATCTTCGTTCAGCATCTCCAATTAAAGCAAATCCACCTTTTCTTTGAGCTGATACACAGATTTCACTGAGCAAAGTAGTTTTACCCCATCCACTTGGGCCGACAATTTCGACTAAAATACCTCCTGGAATTCCTCCACCTTTTACAGACTTTCCTGTTATAGCAAGATCGAGCAATGTAGATCCTGTAGACAAAACATTATTCCAATTGACTAATCCACGTTCATCTTGTTCAATTCCTTCTTCCGTTGTTTCTTCAACTTCTTCTACAAGTTCTTTTGTCGATCTTGTTTTTAGTTCCACGTTTGAATTCCTTTCTTAGTTTAATGTCAAATAAAGACATCCATCCACCTTTGCGATATTTCCTGTTTTTGCAGGAACTTAAAGTGGATGGATGTCCTATCCAACGTGTTTCTCCTTTAGAAGCAAACAAAGATTCTTTTGAAGTATCTCGTGCTCGTTTGCTCCTTTGTGCTCGCCGTTTCATTAACGAGATCTGGTTCTCAACGCTGGTCCTGCTGTCCTCCCTCTTGTAGGTGGTGGTTCATTTTCTTTCCCAGATGCTTGGGCGGCTTTTTCGCATAATTCATATATATCGCATCTTAGACATGCCTGTAAACGATCAATATCTTTTCCAAAAACTGCACCGCTAGGACATTCTTGTGTTCCGGACGGTGCGGACGATGATCCACGTCCAGCAGGTTGTCGTACGGGCCTTCTAGTGTCCTCAGAAGGAGGTTCCGGAGGTGGTTCGTTTGATGTTCTCGACCCACGGTGCGGTTCAGGTGCCTGTTCACCTTTTCCTTTCCAGAATACCTCATTCAATTCTTCATATGTTGGCCAAATAACCAAATCATCCAAGACAAATGCCTGTTCCAGGATTTCATCAGAAACAACATAATCTCTTTCAACAAGCTGATGGCCAAAAAACTGTGTATTGTCAGGACCAGTTCCTTTTCTTGTGAAAACAATCTGACGTCCTTCATCCGCGTCAGAATATGTAATCACTCCACCACCACGTGGTTTCTCTGCCAATGGAAGAAGATTCTTTTCCATGAAGAAATGAGCAACATCCCAAACCTGAACTCCTTTTTCTTCTTCTTTTGGAGTGTCATAAACTACTACATTGTAAATATTTCTTCGTTTGGGAGCCAAATCTTTCAAAGTTTTTTCGTCAGCTGTTCCCGCATCGTACAACTGTTTCCGATATTCACAAATGGGGCACGGTTCCTTCCATGTTCGAAGTGGGCAGATAAAAGCATCGTCTGTTGGACCGATTCGATAATGAACCCAAACATCCAAAACATATGCTGTTTTTCCCTCTGGAACATTTGGATTATTTTTTCCAGCACGGAATGGAATAATATCCAAAGTGTGTTTCCCGTCTCCACATTTCCACATTGGAACTTCTAATGAAGGATCAAAGATCGTTTTGAACAGACCTGAATCATCTTTCCGATCAAAACTTTCTTTAGTTCGTTGTTGCAAATCCTCCCTCATTGCTGCCCGATCAAATCGGCCTTTTGGCGGTGGTGCTTGTCCTCTTGGCATCATTTCCTCCTTGATTGAAGTTTAGTATTTCTTGGGTTTTTATCCAACTGTTCTTGCTGTGCATCTCTCCTCTTTTCCTCTCCCACCTCCTTTGCTTTTGGACTCTCCTTCGGCGTGGCATAATATCCTGAAATATATAAATCAGTAATTTTTTCCAATGCCTTTTTCTTATGGTCAAATGCTTCTCTTGCTGCATCCAAGATTTTTGCTTGACGCACAGATTCAAGGTATTCATTATTCTTTTCTTTGTATTCTTTACTCAAAAGAATAGCACTTTGAATCGCTGCTTCAGTTACTTTTTCTACAGTGAAAGCTTGTGGATCAGTCCTGATTTGACCGTCTAAATTTGCTCGGCAAATATCCAACCGTTCCTTTGCCTTGTCTCGCTCAAATTGAGCTTGGACAGATGATTCTGCCCACTTCATGAATAATGAAGCTTGTTGCATCCATTCTTCATGAAGATTGTCCCGATCGATTGTTAAGTCTTCTTTGTAGCTTTTTTGTGTTTCCATCCTAGTATACCCTCCCTTTCCCATCCGTATTTATGTGCTTCCCAATATTTGTGATTATCACTCAAAATACCTTCCATTCCTTCTATTGGTTTCATGTTGGCCCAACTTCCATTTATTTTAGAAGATTCGATTTTTATTACTAACGGAACAATTAAGAAATCAAAATGTTCCCGTATTTTTTCTGTCATAACTTTTACTGTCATCCATACAATATCTTTAAATTCAGGAGGATATAGATTTTTCAATATTGAATCATGGATCTGGGCAATTATCTTTGTTTTCATTTTTTCTGCTTTGATCCAAGCATTTAACTTATTCAAAGACCACAATAAACAATGAAAAGCTGTTCCTTGAACAGGAGTATTGATAATTTGGTTTTTTGATAAATATCCTTCTCTCCTGAATCCTAAAAAGAATTCGATGTATCCCTTATGATTATATTCATCTATGTATCGATTTTGCCATTCTTTTGAATAATGATAACGATACCAAAACTCGCTTTCAACTTTTTTTACGTGATTAGTAAAATCTTCTAAATTATAAATCCCATTGTTTCTTA